GGCGAAACTCTTTGCCAAGTTCGACCCGCTGGCCGTGATGGTCGGCATCAAGTTGGTCGGCGTGTGGGCGTTGTGGTGGGTCAACCTCACCTGGCTCACCTTCGCCGCATGTTTGGGCTACGTCGGGGTCGTGGCTTTCAATTTGCGCAGTATGTTGAGAAAATAACCCCGCAGAGTGACAACCACCACAGGAGCAGACATGGAAACCATCATCGAACTGAAGCTGACCGTCGCCGAAGTGAATTCGATTCTGAACGTGCTTGGGGAGTTGCCGACCAAATCCGGCGCATTCCCGCTGGCGGTGAAGATCAAGGGCCAAGCCGACGCGCAGTTGAAGACCGAAGAAAAGCCAGAGGAGTGACCGAGATGACCGACAAGCTGTCCGAGGCCGAGATCGAACACATCGCAGAACGTGCTGCCGAGAAGGCACTGCAGAAGGTGTACCAAGAAATCGGCAAGAACGTAGCCCACAAGATCCTCTGGTTTCTCGGCGCGGCAGCTGTCGGTCTTTTGATGTTGTTTAGTGGCAAGGATCTCATCCGGTAATGCCTCTCCCAGCCATTCTCGCGCCGCTACTCGGGGCCGGCCTCAACCTAGTCGCCAACGCCGTCCAGGCGAAGGGCAAGCAATGGGTCGAGAACAAGCTCGGCGTCGAACTGAAGCCGGACATGTCGAGCGAGGATCTGGCGAAGGTGCAGATCGCGCAGATGGAGCATGAGGAAGAGCTTCTGCGCCTGCGCCTCGAGGAAGACAAGCTCGACCTCGCAGAGCTTGAGCTGCGGCTGAAGGACACCGACTCTGCGCGTGACCGCGAGACAGTGATCGCCACCAGCAAGGATGCGCCGCTGCTGAACAAGATCGTCACCCCGGTGTTGGCGCTGCTGCTGCTGGGTGTGACGTTCATCCTCTTCGGCGTCGTGCTTTTCGATCAGACGCCGGTTGACCCATCGCGCAAGGACATCCTGATCTACATCCTCGGTGTGCTTTCAGCCGTCGCGACGCAGGTCGTCTCGTACTACTTCGGGTCCAGCGCCGGTAGCAAGGCAAAAGACGACGCGATTAGGGAGGCTCTGAAATGAGCCTCGTCAAAGAGCAGGCGGCTTTTCTGCTGGACGTCGCGAAACTAGTGCAGAAGGCGACAGAGCTGGGGTTCACGGTCACGGGCGGTGAGTTGGCCCGCACGCCAGAGCAGCAGCAGATCTACGTCAAGACCGGCCGAAGCAAGACGATGAACAGCATCCACCTCAAGCGCTGCGCAATCGATCTGAACTTTTTCAAGGACGGCAAGCTGACTTACGACATTCCGACGCTCAAGCCGGTCGGCGAATACTGGGAGTCGCTCGACCCGAAGAACCAATGGGGCGGCCACTGGAAGTCGTTCAAGGACGTCCCTCACTTCCAGCGAACGGTTTACGCATGACGCGCACCGGCATCCCGAAGCGCTTTCAGTTGCTCGGGCATGTCATCAAGGTCCGCGTCGTCCCTAAGAGCCGTTGGAAGCACAAGGGGGCGGTCGGGATCTGGGAGCCGAGCAAGTTGCAGATATCGATTCTGGGCGGGCAGCCAATTACGGCGCTCCAACAGACGTTCTGCCACGAGTGGGGGCACGCCATGCTCTGCCTTCTCTCGCACCCACTTGAGCACGACGAGCAGTTCGTCGACCAGCTCGGACATCTTCTGCAGCAAGCGTTAACGACGTTTGAGGAGTGAATGGCAAAGCGCTACACAGACGAAGAGTTCATCGACGCCTGGAACCGGTTCGGCTCGCCGAAGAAGGTCGCAAACGCACTCGGAATCCTTCCGCGCCACATTCACGACAGGCGACGCAGGATCGAGGCGCGCTACGGGATCGCGCTGGTCAGCAAAATTGCGATGCGTGCGAAGACCGGCCCGAAGAGCGAAGCGGGGCAGGCCGCCAACAAACTCGCGATCGAACGCGCGCGCAAGTACGAGCGCGAGATGCCAATCGAGATCCGCGACGGTGTCGTGCTCGTGGCGTCCGACGCGCACTACTGGCCGGGGGTCGTCACCACGGCGCACCAGGCGTTCTGTAGGCTCGTCAAGGATCTGAAGCCGGTCGCGGTAGTGCTGAATGGCGACGTGCTCGACGGCGCCCGTATCAGCCGCCACCCGCGCATTGGCTGGGAGTTCCAGCCGACGCTGAAGGACGAACTCCACGCGGTGCAGGATCGGTGCGCGGAGATCGAGAGGGCGGCCGGCAAGGCTCAGCTGATTCGGACACAGGGCAACCACGACAGCCGTCTGGAGAACTACCTCTCCGCGAACGCGGCCGAGCTCGAGGAGATGACCGGGTCAACGCTGATCGACTACCTGCCGCGCTGGCGCGCCGGCTGGGCACTGCACGTCAACCCCGGCACCGACAGCTGGACCGTCATCCGGCACCGCCCCGTCGGCGGAGGCATCCACGCCGCGTACAACAGCACCCTGCGCTCTGGCGTTCATTACGTCCACGGGCACCTGCACAAGCTCCAATACACGCCCTGGAGCGATTACAGGGGCCGCAGGTTCGGGGTGGACACTGGCACCCTCGCAGAGCCCAGCGGCCCTCAGTTCGCGTATACGGAGGCTGGGCCGCTTAACTGGGCGTCGGGGTTTGTTGTGTTAACCTTCCGAGACGGTCGCCTGCTCGAGCCCGAGCTCTGCGTGGTACACCGTGGCGATGCGTGGTTCCGCGGTTTACCCGTTGGGACGTAACTGGGACGTAACCGGGGGAAAAAGAGGGTAGCGGGGTCCAGTCGAGTCATGGGAAATCAAGCACTTGCGGCAATCGCAACGCGTTGGGGCTTCCTCATAACCCGAAGGTCGTAGGTTCAAATCCTACCCCCGCTACCAACAAAATCAGGCACTTACGACGGTTTGACACACTGCACGAAAGTTGCCTGGGACGTAAATGGGACGTGAGTTGAAAAACACTCGGTAAAAACGGCCCAATCAGTGCAGCCGGGTCGCGAGTCGCTCGGCTGCGTTGACCAGATGGCTGGCCGGCAGGTGGACGTAGTTGTCGATCATCGCCGGCGACTTCCACCCGCCCATGTCCTGCAGCGTCTTCCGATCGACGCCTTCCATCGCGAGCCAGCTCGCGAACGTATGCCGCAGGTCGTGGAACCGGAACCCGTCGGGCAGCCCCGCGCGTTTGACGTAGCGCTTCCACTGGTGATGGCACGGCGGCAGGACCGGGAACACCCGCGGCTCGCCCACCACCCGCGGCTGCTCAGAGAGCAGGGCACGCGCGGCTGAGTTCAACGGGCAGACGATCAGGTTGCCGGCCTTGGTGTCGATCGGGTTGACCCACGCCACCGAGCGCTCAAGGTCGACGCGGTCCCAGGTCAGCCCGAAGACGTTCGACTTGCGCAGCCCCGTCATAAACGCGAACGCGATCGGCGCACGCAGCTCGGGCGGCAGCACCTCCATCAGCGCCTTCGCCTGCGCCGGGGTCGCGATCAGCATCTTCGACGACTCGCGCTTGCTGCCATAAGTGCGAAACGCCGGCACCTGGTCGATCCACTCCCACTCCTTGCAGGCAGTGTTCAGCACCGAGCGCAAAGTGATGATGTAGTTGTTCATCGTGCCTTTGCTGGCCGGGCGCCCCTTCGCGGTGATCATCGACTCGACCTGCTCAGCCGCCCACGGCCGGCTGATCTCGGTCAGCGCGAGCCCGCGCGCACGCTCGCACCACCACTCGATCTGGTGCTTGCTGTCGCGCAGCGACTTGTCTTCGGCGTGCTCTTTAAGCCAGCGCTCGGCGGCCTCGTCGAGCGATCGGAGCGGCTTGTCGCCGAGCTGGCTCTGGCGCCAGAGCTGCGCCTTCAGTTGGTCGTGCAGCTCCTGCGCTGCTTTGCGATCAGCAGTCTGAGCAGACTGCTTGAGCCTCTGCCCGTTGACCGCGAGGTCGATATACCAGGTGTTGCCACGTTTGAAGATTGACATGCGAGTTTGTCCTGTTTTGTCGCGTTGATGATCTCTGTCGGGTCGACCCGAAGAGCCCGGCCGAATCGGTACACCGGAATCTCTCTGCGGTCAACCATCCGCCGCAGCGTCTTGACACTCACGCCAAGTTGCGCTGCCGCGGCGTCAAGTGTGGTCAGCACTTGACGTTGAGATTCTCTCAACACTTCACTCACGCGTCAACTCCCCCCGCATCAGGGGCAGGAAATCCTCAAGTTTCAGCACCACCCGCCAAGTCTGGCCGTTCTGGCGGTAGGCCACGACCGGCACCTCTCCAGGCTGGCAGGCGGCCTCGATCTGACGCGTCCACGCGGGCAGCGCAAGCGTCTCGCGGCGCTTGGCCTCGATGCGAAACTTCTGCACCTGTATGTCGTCCCCACCGTCGCGCGCCTGGCCGAGCTTGCGCTTGACGACGATCCCGAGCTCGTTGCTCAGGATCTCGGCAAGCTCGCGCTCGGCAGCGGCACCCTTGTTGCGTGACATCCGGCCGCCCACGCTATTTCCTCGGGTCCACGCCGCAGAGCCACGAGACGTACCAGCGCAGCTTGCGCGCGTCCTGCTCGAGTGCGTCCTTGCGCCCCAGGCGCCAGTTGTACTTGGCGATCTGCCCGCGCAGGTAGCCACGCCACTCCTCGTCGCTGAGCTGCGCGCGGATCGCGTCCACGCACTCGACGCCGCCTTGGTTGTAGTGCGCCGGCCTTTCGACGACGTCGTATTCTTTTACGATCATGGTGCCCTCAGAATGGGATCGGGTCATCGAAGTCGGCCTCGACCGGAGGCAGCTTCGAGAGGTCCGGCTTACCGCGCCGCGGCTTGCTCGCGACGACCTTCGCGTTGAAGGTCGCGCGCATCGCCTCGACGACGGGCTCGGTCACAGTGCCCGCGGCCGACTTCGCGAGCTCGGTGCTCGGGTAGTGGCCGGGGCCGTTGATGAAGCGCTTGCCGGTTTCCTTGTGCTCGTACTCGACGTGATTCTCGCCACCGTCGACCGGCGTGCCGAACGGCACCAGCGGCGGGATGAAGAGGTGCGACTCGCACGCAGTGCGCTGCGCCGCCTTGTCGAGCGCCTTGTTGTGCATCGCGCACCGCCAAGCGCCATTCTCACCAGCAGTCGCGTGGCAACACGTTCTGCAGCTAACCTCAGCGACCCTCTGCGCGTGGCACAGGTCGAAGAAGTTGCAGCCCTTGCACTGCCAGTTCGCAGGATCTTCCGAGAGCTTTGCCGGCGGCTCGCCCGCGTCGATGATGCGCCGCGCGCGGGCCTGCATCGCCTTAAATGCGTCTTGGTCGAAATGCACCCACTCGGTGTAAATCTCGTCGTTGTCCTTGTTGACGGCAAAGTACAGCGCGCGCTCAACGCCGAGCAGCCCCATGTAGGACTGCATCTGCGCGTAGTGCGCGGGCTTGCTCTCGCCGACGCCGTTCTTCTTCAGGTCGGTGAAGCTCTTCGCGCTGTGCGTTTTTACCTCGAGGATCGCCCAGGTCTTGGGCGCC